ATCGGGAAGCGGCGATCCGCAAGTATTGGAATCCGCCGAAACCTGAAACCGCGTCCAATTCTGCGCCATTAGCGTAACCAATTCGCGCAAGTAGCTCAGCCTGGTAGAGCATCGTCTTGATAAGGCGGTGGCCGCTGGTTCAAATCCAGCCTTGCGCTCCAAAAATGAAAGGCTTTTCAATGGATTCCGAGCATAAAGTTTTCGTCGCTTTTTTCGCGCTGATTTTCGGATTGACCGCCGTGATCGCTTTCGCAACTTCGGCGTATTATTTGGGCAAGGTCAAAATGATTACCGAATCAGGATATTGCGAAAACACGACGGTCGGCTATGCGTCCGTGGTTTTGCAGAAGTGCAAATAAAGGCAACCGTGGGCGGCCTTCGGCCTGCCCTCACCGACGAAGGCTTGCCCCTTCGCGCGGTTGCCTGGGCCGGGGCGGATGTCTTGGGCTGAAAAGCCCAAGGGCGTATGAATCTCCGCGCGGTTGCATCCAAACCCCGGCCCGCTTTAAATTTTGTTTTGCTTTTTTTGAAATTCACTTTAAACTTCCAGCGGTTCCGTGGCGAAGGCAAGGGCTACTTCATTGGAGAAATATGCCCTTTCCGTTTATTCCCGGAGCCGCCTTTTCCGTGGTTGGGGATGGCGTAGAACAGGGTTACTTCTCATGCTAAGAGAGAGGTCGCGGGTTCAAATCCCGCCATGGGGTCAAAAGCCCCTTGTAGCTCAGCTTGGTAGAGCGCTTGTTACCCTATTCGCTTGTTCCTCCCTGGCCGCCCAAAACGAAAGGCGCATTTTATGGCTTCGATCAACAAAAAGCTTCCCGCCGAAAAAACGCATGAGGGCGGCCCCGCCCGCAAGGTTTCTCCCGAGAATCAACTGCGCCGCTCCGTCATGGCCTGCATGCTTTGGGAGAAAGGCTTCTACGAATCTGGCGAAGAAATCTCCAAGCGCATCGCGGATTTGGTCGCCAAGGTGACGCCCGAAGTCGCCTTTTTCATCGCGAACGAAGCCCGAGAAGTCATGAATCTGCGCCACGTCCCGCTTCTGATCGCCCGCGAAATGGCGCGCCTGCCCCAGCACAAAAAGCTGGCCGCCAAAACTATTTCTTCCGTGATCCGCCGCGCCGATGAATTGACGGAATTTCTGGCGATCTACTGGAAGGAAGGCAAGCGCCCGCTGTCGGCCCAGGTCAAGAAAGGGCTGGCCTGCGCCTTCCGAAAATTTTCCGAATACGATCTTGCGAAATATAACCGCGACGGTGAAATCAAACTGCGCGACGCGCTTTTCCTTTGCCACGCGAAGCCGAAAGACAAGGAGCAGGCGAAGGTCTGGAAGCGCCTTGCGGCGGATACGCTGAAGACGCCCGATACCTGGGAAGTGGCGCTTTCGGCAGGCGATGACAAAAAAGCGACGTGGGTTCGCTTGATGAAAGAAAAAAAGCTTGGCGCGCTTGCGCTCCTGCGGAATCTGCGCAACATGGACGATGCTGGTGTTCCGAAAAAGACGATTCGCGCGGCGCTGGAAGAAATGAACGTCGAGCGGGTTCTGCCTTACCGCTTCATCGCCGCCGCGCGCTACGCGCCCGATTTAGAAGATGCGCTTGAGGCCGCGATGTTTCGCGCGCTTAACGATGCTTCGCGGATCGGCGGAACGACGGCGCTTCTGATCGACGTTTCCGGTTCGATGGATCACAAAATTTCCGAGAAGTCCGACTTGACCCGCATGGACGCCGCCTGCGGCTTGGCGATCCTGGCGCGCGAAATCTGCAAGACGGTGCAGGTTTTCACGTTTTCTGAAGAAGTCGTGAAAGTCCCTAATCGGCGCGGCTTCGCGCTTCGGGATGCGATTGTGAATTCCCAGGAGCATAGCGGCACCCTTCTTGGTAAGGCGGTCGGGGAAATCAACGGCGCGGGCAAGGCATTTGACCGCCTGATAGTTTTTTCCGACGAACAGACTTCGGACAAGGTTCCGAATCCTGTCCAGAAATTCGGCTACATGATAAATGTCGCCAGCAATAAAAACGGAGTCGGCTACGGCCCCTGGATTCACTTCGACGGCTTCTCTGAAGCGGTTGTGAATTTCATCGCCGCATACGAAGAATAATTGGAGAAAAAATGAGCAGGACTTTTGTAATGGGCGATCTGCACGGCGCATTCAAGGCGCTTTTGCAGGTCATCGACCGAAGCGGTTTCAACCCCAAAAAGGACGTTTTGATTTGCCTGGGCGACATTTGCGACGGCTGGCCCCAGGTGAAGGAATGCGTTGATTTTTTGTTGGCGATCAACTGCGTTTTCATTCTCGGCAATCACGATCAATGGTTTATGGACTGGTATATGGGGCATCATCCTGGCGGCGTCTGGACGCAACAGGGCGGCGCGGCGACGCTGGCAAGCTATAACTGCGATCCGCTGGCAGTCCCAGCCGCCCATAAGCGATTTTTTGAAAACGCGATGCTTTGGTATCTGGATGACAGCAACCGTCTTTTTGTTCACGGCGGGATCAATCCAGCCCAGGACATTGAGAAAACCCCCATTGACGTTTTTCTTTGGGACAGAAGCTTGGTGCAGACGGCGCACAAATACACCGTTCGCAAGACGACGCGCCACAAAATGACATCCTATGAAAATGTTTTCGTCGGGCATACGTCGACGGGAGTTTTCGGAACGGACAAGCCGATGAATCTTTTCGAGATTTGGATGCTTGATACTGGCGCTGGCTGGGAAGGCAAGCTTACGCTTATGGAATTGGAAACAAAAAAATATTGGCAGTCGGACACTGTTTCCGATCTTTATCCCGGCGCGCCAGGAAGGAGGGGCAGATGATGGGGTTTGCTTTGGGGCTTATTCTTGGCTGGCTGATCGCCTGCTCGTCGATGCTCATCGTTCTTCGGTTTGAGTCGCCGCGCAAGGAAGACGATAACGCGGACTGGTGGAAAAATGGGTCGCAAAAACCATATTAAAAAATTCAAAATCCACAGGAAATGGAATATCAACCCGCGCGCCAGGGTGCGGGAATCGAAAAAAATTTACAGCCGAAAACGCAAGGAGCGGAAAGATGACGAAGGCTGACAAAAAGATGGGGATCACCAAAAAGAAATACCGCGAATACCCTGACGAGCATCGTCATCGGGCCGTCCGCCGCAAGGCAAAGAAGCCCTGGCGCTTCTACTGGCAGGTCTGCCCGTTCTGCGACGCCGATCTTCCAGCGCTTCCGCCAGAAAGCCTTGCGCCGAGGCGCTCGATTTTCAATCCGTATGCGGCCACCTGCGCGGCCTGCGGCGCGTCGCGCGAAACCGCGAAGTGCCCATGTTGCAAACGCGCGACATGGGAAAAGGACGGAGAATTCAAGCACCAAGAGCCTTACGGGTGCGGCTTCAGGGGAAGGAAGCTTGAGAAAAAATAAATACGGGAATATCAGCGCGCGCGTTTTTGGAATCTCGTTCCGCTCCAAAGCGGAGCGCGACCACGCGCTTTTCCTGGAATCAGAACGGCAAGCTGGCCGCATCAAGAAGTGGGAATACGAAGTCAGCTACGATCTTTTCGCGGCGGCCAGCGTTGCGGTATTTGACCGCTACGGAAACAAAATCGACTTCCAAGGCCCGCTGACTAAATTCGGGGCCGTTCTTATCGGCAAGCACAAGCCAGACTTCACGGTGACGCTGAACGATGACCGCAAGCGGGTTGATGAAATCAAGGGCGGGGCCATCACAAAGACGGAAGCTTGGCAGTTGCGGCGGAAAATTTTTCAGGCGAATTACCCGGAGATCGAATACCGGGTCATTGAAACCGGAAGGCGGGAGTGGCCCGTCATCCAATTTTAGGAGCGCGGCAATGAATGAGGAAAGCCCCCTGATATGGCGCAAAGAAGATTCGGAAAGACTTCGGAAAGTCTTCGGCGTCAAAATCAGCGATCCGCCCAAGCCAAACTGTTGCGAAAAAACCTACGCCCAGCTTTCCGGGGAAGTCATCAAGGAATTCTGCTCGGCAAATAATAAGCTTTCCGCAATCGACGGCTCATGCGCTTGCGTATGCGGCCAAATTCTTTACTTCACGATCAGCCGCAATACCCCTTCCAAGGCACCCAGCCAAAAGACCGAACAGCAAGATACATCGCCCACCGCTTCCAGCCCGGAACATTGAGAACCTTCATCGCATCCAAGAAAATCCAGTCGCATTTTGCCCGGCTAAAAAACTGGCGATTATAGAGGAAGTCGTGCAAAACCGCGCCCTGGGTATATTCCCCATCGGGCGGAATGATATTCCAAAGGCCGCGCGGCACGGATGCGAAATCAGTTTCAAAGCCTTCCGGGACTTCGATGATTTCGCCTTTAAATTCATACTTGAAAGCACGGGCCACCATCCAGCGCCCGGAGGGAAGCTTAGTGACGGTCAGGGGGGAACAGAATGCGGACATTTAAAATTTGAACCTCATAAACTTCACGCCAAACTTCATTTTCTCGCCGAAATCCTCGTCGTCGCAATTCACGACTATCTTCATGTTAAGGAGAAGGCGGAGCCACCACGGGCGCGGTTTCATTGCAGGCGCGCCGTGATGCGGTCGAGACTTTCAACGATTTTGCGATGTTCGCGCTCGTTTTCAGTCACGGTCTTATCGAGGGACGCTTGAAGGCCGACAAGGTTTTTTTCGATCACCCCGGTCAGCTTATCCGACAAGGCAATCAAGCGCGCCTCGCGGTCTTGATTCGTTTTTAATACGAAAATAATCAACCGCCAGAACGAAACGGCGATTCCAATGGACAGAACGATACCGAGGCCATAGTTGGCGGCCCAATCCATCGCGGTTTGCGCTGTCATCATTTGTCTTTCCCTTCCATGCTTCCAAACAGCGCTCCGAGGCCCGCCGGGGCCACGGCTTTCGCCGTCTTTTTTGCGGTTGAAGCAACAGGTCGCGCCACCTTGGAAACTGCACCAGCGCCGCGCACGATGTTTTCAGCCGCCTCTTTTCCAACGCCAGCTTTTCCGCCGACGGTAAAGTTATAGAATTCCTTTGCCGCCGAAGCGTCATAAAGGTCATCCAAAATCTGCTGGCCCTGCGGATGAAGCTTTAGCATCCCCTCAAAAGCCTGCCGCTCCACCCCATGCTTTCCCGAAATCATGTTCCGAATTTTCCCCTCCGCCGTGGCCTCATTCCGAAGGATCGGGTAGACGCTTTCCCGCATTTCAGCGAAGGCGCGGTATTCCTCAAAAGCCTTTTTAAGAACGGGGTTCGCGTTCTGCATTTCCTTGGAAATTTGGCCGCGCAAATTCTGAAGGGCCGCAACGAAGGGCGTTTGGACTTTGGAAACTCCCCCAGCGCCATACCCGGCGTCCGGGATTGCGTTCTCAAGGTAATTCATCAAACGGCTTGCGTCCTGGAAAGACATAAACTTCTTGGGGAATTTCCCGAAGTCGCTCCCCAAAATGTTTTTGTAAATTTCCAGCAATTCCCGCGACTGCGGGCTGGCAGAGAACATATCCGTATCCACGGCAACGGGCATCCCGGCTTTGTCCAGGACTCCAAGCTTCGTCAAATGATCGCGCAAATCTTTCTGGATCGGCGAAACGTCAAATTTAAGATTCGGATTCCATTTGATCTTGTCCGCCGTCTTTTCAAAGGCGTTGTAGGCTTGCGTTTTAAGCTGGTCGAAAATATCCCCAGCCTTGCTTGCCACTTCCGCGAAAAATCCGGGGTTCATTTTTTGATCGTCAAGAACGACATCCGCGCCCCGCTGGGCGATGCGCTCGGCGGCAAAGCGAGAAACCCCGCCAAGGACGCGCGTTCCGATTTCGATCAATTTCTTGGGGCCGATAGCCCCCGCTGTAGCCCCGGCCAGCGCCCCGGCCACTTTGGAAACGCCTTTGCCCGCTTCAGGAATTGGCGCTTTCTCCCCCGCCTTGGCCCCCAGGTAGCCGCCAACCAAGGCCCCGCCAGCGCGCGCCAGGGGCTTAAATTTGCCCAGGAAACCAAGCACCTTGCCCCCGACTTCGCCCGCCAAGCTTTCAAGGGCACCGTGGCCCAATTCCCGCGAAAAATCGTCATAGGAGAAGGGCTTCTGCCCGCGAATCATGCCCGTAAGCTCTGAAACAGCCCGCCCGACAGTCCCGCCAGCCACGCCGCCAGCGAACCCGCCCATAGCTCCGCCCGCAACCTGCCCGGCAAATTGGGCGTGGTTCTGCACCGCATCCAGGTTCTTGCCCATGATCCGTTCCGTCTTCCCTGCCATCATTGCGCCAGGAAGGGCGGCGGCGGCCCCAGGAAGGCCCGCCACGCTGAAAATGTCCCCTTTGGGCTGGGCCTGATCGGGGCCGGGCTGTCCCCCCTTGGCCTGCCCTACGACGTTTTCGCTTAAAGCCGCAAGCTGGCTTCCGGGATCAGAAAGATCGTTCATGAATTCCGAGCGCGCGGCTTCGACTTCCGCCGGGTCAACGCCAGGGGCCACGACGGAATTGAAATATTCTTGCTTCGCATTCGCTTGATCTTCTGGCGAAAGCGCGTGGTATTCCGGGGAACCGACAACTTCTTTCCAGGATTTTATATTTTGCGGGATCATTTCAGCCCAGCCGCCTGCAAGCGTTCGCTTGCTTTTGCAATTCTGTCGTCCACGAATTCTTTCAATTCGCGGAATTTAGTTGCCCGCCTTTCGACGGTATCATCCGGGGCAGGTAGAAGCCCTTTTGCGCGCCCAATATCCTGCTCCGTCAGAACGCCTTTTTCCCCCATGCCGCGCGCCAGGATCGCAAGAACGCCCTGCGAATAGCCGTCCCACGCGCCCATCCCCGTATCCTCTGTCCGAATGAAAGGAAGATTCCCCACAGAGCGCTGAAGCCCGCGCACCGACCCCATGAAGCCCGATTCAAAAGGCCCGATTTTTACCATGTCGGCGGCGGGAATCAATTCGTCCGCCGTTTCGTAAATTTTTCCAAGCTGGTCAGAAAGCATCTTCGCTTGAGCGATGGATTCCGCCGTTTTCTTGTATTCTTCGACCGCCGGGTTGATGGATTCAATGTTCGGCTTTCCGGCGTTAATCGAAGCTAACGACAAGACGGGCTTGGATTCTTGGGGCGTAGTTGCCCCAGGCGCAACCGTAATGTTCGGATTAGGGTCGAGCATCGACTGGTATTCTTCAAACGCGGCTTGAATGTTTTCGGGCGATTCGTTCGCCTGAAGCATGGCCGTTTTGATGTCTTTCCACGGGCGCATTTTTTACCTCGTCCAAAGGGACTTGTAAGATTTTGCGGGAAGCTGAGTCATTCCGTTGCTCGGCTGGCCGCCAGCGGCGGGCGCGGCTGGCCCGCCAAAATATTGCGAAAAGCGCGAAGAAGGCGCGGGCGCACCAGCGGCCCCGGCGGGCGCGGGCGCTGTAGCCGGGATGGGGGCAACTGGCGCACCCGGAACTGGCGCTTGCCCTTCAAGGGCATTTTGAAGGGCGCGGATGCCTTGCAGAAGGCCCGTAATGTCATCTTGCGGCGAAGACTGCGGCATCGCGCCGGGGAACATGGACGAATAGACGGACTTCGTTTTCAGGATGTCCCCGTAGATGCCAAGCAAATCCATGAGGCCCGGCTGACGATTCGGGTCTTTCATGGAAAGCTCTTTATTCGCAAGCTGAAGCTTCTGGCGATTCTGCGAAGTCCCGGCGTAGCCCTGAAGCAAAGAGCCGATACCGCTCCCCATTTTTGCTTTTGTGTAATTCGGATCGTCGAAAGCCATTTTTTCTCCTTAAAGTAATTTTGCCGTGCTTTTTCCAGCCGACCCGTAAAGGCTCGGAACTGCGCCATAGTAATAACCGCCGCTGGACGGATTCCGCGACGTATTGGGGTTTGTCGAAGTCAAAAGGTTGCCAAGGGAAGACCCGGCCTGCTGACCCACAGCCGTTCCGATTCCCGGCGAATAGATCGTCCCGATGACAGAGCCGATTCCGCCAAGAAGATCGTTCAAGGACTGCTGGTTCGCCTGCCGAATTGAGTCTTGGATACCCACGTCAATGCCGACAGCGCCAAGGCCAAGCCCGGCGTTTGCGCGATGCTGGGCCAAATTCTGCCCGTAAAGATTGCTTCCGACATTCGCGCCAAGGCCCAGGACATTCGTAAGCCGATCCTTCTGCGCTTCGTTGATCTGCGCGGCGGTATCGACTAGGGAATTATTTAAGTCCTTGTTCGCCAAGCGCTCCTGGTTGATCGCCTGCTCCGGGATTCCCAGGTTGTTATAATAGGCCCGCATGTCTGCGATCTGGCCGCCCTCAGGCCCGCCAGGAGTCCCCAGGTAATCTTCCTTGATGCCGCGCGTCAGCGCATCGTAAAGGCCAGTCGTAGGCAAGCCGATGTCAAAAGGGATCGCCTCAACCCCGCCGCCGCCTTGCCCGGTCAAATTCTGGAAAAGGTTATAAAGCCCCTGCTCCGTTTCCGCTGTCTTCGTAGGCTTGTAGGTATACCGATCAATGATTCCAAGGATGTCTTCCAGGGACGGCCCGGCGGGGGCGGAGGATTTTTTCTTGCCGTGAAAAAAATTAAAGGGATCAACCATCCCTTTAAACCCGCCTTGAAATGTGAAATTTTCTCCAATGCTCGCCATTTTTTTACCTTTCTTTAAACCGTAATAATTCTTCGGTCGCTGGGCGGAGGCGTTACGACAGTCTCGCCGAGAGCGATAAATTCAAAGACGCGCGCGTTCGCGTCTGCGGTTGTCCAATCGAACGTAAAGCCGTCCGAATCAAAGCTTGAAAAATCAGCCTCGGACGCCTGGGTGCCGGGATTGCCTGCGGAAACAGTCCCGGCGGCCTTTGTCGTCGAAGTTTTTTTGCTACAAACCGACGTTGCCTGCGCCTCGGCTTCGCTGGTAAGCGCCATAAATTCGGCGCTTCCTGCGGCCATGCCGTGCATATAGGTGCCAGTCGTGGTCGAAGTCCCTGAGGCCGTGATTGCTGTATTTGAAAAAATAAAAAGCGCCTTCGGAGTGAATCCGATGCCCGTTTCAGATTTTGTCCCGGTCGAAGTCTTTTGCGTGAAGTTGCCAACGTCAACGTCGATTCCGCGCATCGCCAAATACCCGATACGGATGTCTGTCCCGCCAGTAACGATGTTGAAAGTGAAGCCGTCCGAATCAAAAGACGTGAAATCAGCTTCATGCGTCGCGGTCGACTTACCCGGCCTGCGGATGAAATAAGAATTAGTCCAGATGCGCGCCGTCACCGAAGGGTCGGCGGTGTCGTCGCCTTGGGCATTTGAAGCTTCGCGCTCGGACGAACTTTCTGCCGCCCCGACCATATTGATGTAGCTGGTCGCATTGCCTTCCGTGGTATTAGAAAGAGCGCTCCCGACAAGCAAGACCTTGGGCTGAAAACCGACTCCGGTGATAGCTGTGCTTCCTGTTCCTGTTCCGTAATCGAAAGTCCCGACTTTGACCGACAAATCGCTTCCGCCTAGCGCCATAAATCCGACGATGATTCCAGTCCCAGGGGCGGTCGTAATATTGACGGTGAAGCCGTCCGCGTCCATTGAAACGAAATCAGCCGCCACCGTCACGCTTCCGTTGTTATTGATCGTGATGCAGGAAGTCGTTGTGAATCGCCTATCATCGACCGCTTGCGGGGTATTGTCTTGCGCGTAAAGGGACATCGCCCAGCGCGCGCTTGAGCTTTCGGCCACGCCCAGGCTTAAGGCGGACGCATCATTCGTCAGGCCAGTCGCCGTCGCGTTTCCCGTCACAAAAATCACAACCTTTGGCTGAAAGCCAACCCCGGTGACGGACTGATTTCCGGTGCTGGTATTGGTCGTAAAATTCCCGACATAGGCCGTGAAGTCGGCCCGAGCCGGGCTTGCAATCAACATGAGAAGAATTAAAAATTTAATCCGCTTTGCCATCGTCGATGTCCTGGTTGATCGCGTTAATCACCTGTTGCCGAGTCACGTTCATTCCGTGCTGGGTATTCAAATGCCATACGAAGCGCTCGATCAAAAGCTTTTCGCCCGGGGAAAGAAGATTTCCAGAAGCAAAAGACGCTTTGACCCTGGCGCGATATTCCGTGATCTTGTCGGCCTGCTCATAAAAAGGCCACGCCGCTTTTTCTTCTGCCGTCGCAAGCCGAACGCTATTCGCCGAATAGATGTATCCAAGCGAAAGATTTAGTCCGTTCGACGCCTGCACTTCTGCGAATTTTGAAGTGATCTCCGGCTCCTGCGGATTCTTGGAAACGCTGACCACTTCCCCACCAGCCTTGCGGTACATATACCAGTCGGCGAACGCGGGGCCTGCCGCAAAAATAAAAATGAGCGCGAAGATTATCTTTTTCATCAATCGTCCTTTGTATAGGTGAAGCATGCCGAAACCCAAGTCGGAGTCCCGGAAACGGAAGTCACGTCAATATCTACCCTGTCGCCGTTTGCGATTGTGGCGTCGCCGTTCAAAGAAGTGTCCGTGGCGGGAGTCGAAGTCGCCGCAAGGTCAACGGAATCCATGTCGGCGGGAGTCCCGTCATCAACCTGGAACATCATATTCACCGTCTGATCCGATTCCGCCCAAAGGTCTGTGACCGTGACGCCATTTCCGGTTCGATTCACCCAAACGCTTTTGAAGTCATCGCCCGCCACCGGGTTTTCCCACCAAACGCATTTGGTGTCCGTATAAAGCTCTGCGTCCGCGTCGATGGTCGTTGTCGAAAGCGTCAGGCTTCGGCCAGCCGTTTGCGGCATTGTCTCGATTTTGTCGCGCACTTCATCGCGGGTCGCGCCAACCAAGTCGCCGTTCCACCCGGCGTCAGTATAGGCTTCGGCGGCCCCAACGCTCCAAGTGCCTGCGGCGACTCGCGGTAGGCCGCTAGACCCGCTTGTGTCAATGCCAGTCCCGCCGCGCGCGGCTTCGATCTGCCCCGCTGAAAAGAAAGCTGTCGCGCTATCTCCGGTATCCGCATCAACTACGTTGTTTGAAGCTGAAATAGTTTTATTTGTCAGCGTTTCGGTTCCGTCCAAACTCGCCATCGTCGCGTCATAATTCGGGAAAGTGTACGCGCGATTCGCCGAAAGGTTTGCCGTTGCGAATTGCCCGTAATGGGAGTCCCCGTCATAAAGGCGAATGTATGTCCCGCCGTCGGAAGTTCCGTCATTGCAAGCCCCGCTTACGCAATCCCCAACGCTGGTCACGTCGCCAGTCCCGGCCCCGGCAATCGCATCGTCCAAAGTGTCCAAGGCTTTTTGAACCGTATCGTCTGCGGCTGTCAAAGTCCCGTTGAAGGCCGAAGTGTTCGTCGAAATCGAAGCCGCCGTCGATCCACCGGAACCAGGCGAACGCGCGACATCGCTGGTGGAAGCCAGCACTTGAGCGGCAAAAATGGAAAATAGCAAAAATGCTATAAGTAGCTTTTTCATCCCTGCTCCATGATGTAGAAGAAAGAAACGCCTTCTCCGTTCACTTTTACGTCCACCCAAACATTCGACAAGTCCCCGGTCTTGCCCGCCTTGGCTTCGATGGTATAGCAATCCGGGACGCCCGCCGTCACATAAAGCGGGATTCCGCGCCGCGTAGCCTCAGAAGCAACGACGGTCGATCCGCCGATGACCACTTCCGCCGTATTGCCTTCAAGGGCGCAAATGTCGACCTTTGTAAACGCTGTGGCCGCACCAGTCCCGCCAGCAAGCCGCTCAGCGGTTCCAGCCGTAGCGACAACCTTTCGCCCGTCCCTCATTTCCATCGACGCTTCCGCTTGGCCGAAGGCCAAAAGGAGCGCCATCAAAAAGACAATGCGCTTCATTTTTTCACCCGCGCGCCGAGGATTTTTTCGGCTTCCTGTTCAGAGATTCCCATTTTCGTGAAGATGTCCACGTTGGCCTGCCGTTCTTCGTCTTGCTTGGCAAGCTTCACGGCGACCTTCACCGGATCAGGCGAAACTTTTTTCCCGTCTGTTGAAAAATCCCACTCGTCCCGATGCTCGCGCGTTGCCGGGAAGTCCTTGTCATCCATAAGCTTGACCGTATCCTGAGCTTCTTCAGGGACATCCTTTTTAATGATGAAATCGTAATATTCATCATCTGTCATGTCAGCGACTTGGGGGATGTACTTCGCTAAATTTTCCTTAGCGGCAACCGTTAAAATAACGATGCCCGCTCCTGGTTCCTTATAGACGATTTTTTTCATTACTGATCTCCAAACGCGGCAATGCCGCAAATGTCGGGGTCAATCAAAGTGCCGCCAGTCCAATACTGCGTGATGAATTGATATGCGGTCGTGGTTTGTTCGCTTTCGGAGCTAGAGCTTCCGATGCCCGCCGTGGTGGTGCTTGACGCCGTTCGGCAAGAGCCGACGACAATGTAATATTTGCTCGAAAATGCAGTCGCCCAATTCGCCGTAAACTGCCCAACTCCACGGTCGCCGATGCTGGAAACATTTTTTAAGGCGCGCTCGGTAACTGTCCCGCCAGAAGTGGTAAAAACAGCCGTTGCCTTGGCGACCCCGAAATGGTCGGTGACGCGGCGTGGCGTAACAATTTTTGTCGAGTCGGAGGCGGCTTCCATTTCCGCTTGCGTGGCCTCTTCTCCGAAAGGCAAGTTTGCCGCCGGGATGACGCCAGCACCAGCCGGGATGCTGTCAAGAGAAGTCAGGGCCGCGCCGCTTACTTTGCCAGCGGTCGTGATCTGCGCAAGCTTGGAATCTGCAATGGCCGCACCGGAGGAAATTTGCGCGTTGACGATGTTATTTACGCTCGACCCGAGCGCGTCCAATTCAAACGCGACTTGGGAGCCGTAAGCAATCGTTCCGTCGGTTAAAGAATATGTCCTTGTGTATGCACCCATTTATTTACCTACCCATCCTGTCTTTGTATCCGTTCCGCTTTCCTTGACGTAGAGCGAAGTCCCGGCCCCGCCGTCAGTCCTTAAGGCGATGTGCGCCACGCTTCCGACCTCTGCGTTTTCCGGGGTCGCGGTGACGATGTGAATCATTTCGATCAACCTGTTCAAGCGGTTCTGGATGTCCTGAAGCGCCTGGTTTACGGACTTGATGTCCTTGATTTCTGAAAGCGCCAAAGGCTCAAGCTGGCTCATGCTGTATAAACGTCCCTTCCGCGCGCATTTTTAAAACTCACCGCTGGCAAATAGCGGTACAGCCTGAAAAACTGATCGACGGTATTGATCTTGAATTGAAATTGCACGGTTCTTCCCCGGAGCGTTGTCGCATATTTCAGGCGGCGCGTTAAAACGCCCTGCGTCGCCCACGAATCAGTCCCCCAGGTAAAAGACCCCCAAAGGTTTCCGCCAGCGAAAAGCGAAAGAAGCCGCTGGTTGCTGGCCGCATTCTGCAAATCAACGTCGTACATGGTCGTCAAATTCCAGTTCCCGCTCCCCTCAAGAAAGAATCGGCATTCATGAAGGCGCTTGTCCAGGTGCGGCTTTTTAAAATCGTATGCCTTCGACCGCCCTTCCTGAGTGAAGGCCGCGCCCGCATCGTTCGTCCCGCTGTCCTGCAAATAAAGCCGCGCCGAATTGTCGCCCGTCCACCATTGGTCGACGAGGTTGGAGTTTCGGAAAATCCCCATGCTCTGCGCCGTGATATTGTCAAAAATCCACCAAACAAACTTCCCCTTGAAGGGCACGGAATTCAGATAGTCGTAAGCCAAAATCAAATTGTTCGTCGTCTGGCCGCTCCCATACGGAACGGAAAACAAAACCCAGTTCCGGGGCTTGTAGTTCACGGCGCTGGCGTAAATCAAGTATTCCTGATTTAGCTGGCTGAAAGTCCCCTGGATCGGCTGAGAAGCGCGCACCAAGTTGATGCCGTCATAAAAATAAATCCCGGTATAGTCGACAAAAAGAATCCCGTTGTCGATAGCGCAAAGCGCCCGGTGCGAAAGGTTCCCGATTTCGCCAGTGATTTTTTTCCGAATGAACGGCGCGGAAGAAACCCCGGTAGGAATCAGCTTGTGCAAGCTTCGCCGGGTCGTGACGATCAATTCGTCGCCAAATTGAATAAACCCCGATCCGATGTCGCCGATCTTGTCCGACGGAATCACATACGGAGTATTTGCGCCGTATCCCGCATTGGCGTCGCCCAAATTCGACCGCTGGATGCTCAGCGCGTCGAAGTCATAAAGAAGGCCGTAGCGGTTGAAATTCTTGAAATCGTCCGCCGTGGCCGCCGCCGACCCGGAAAGATTGACTACCCCCGCGCTTGTGCCGTCCCAGCGCACCGGGGTCTGAATTCCATTGCAAATCACGACGTTCTTGGTGCCGCTGAAAGGGAAAAAATCGAACCCGATGTAGCCGCTTCCGCCCGTCGTATTGAAATTATTTTTAATGCGGGTCGCCGACACATTCTGCGGAGTAACTCCGCCCAAGGAAAAAAGCTGGTGATTCCAGGCGGCGAAATTATAGTTATTCGACCCGGCCTGAATCTGCCCCATTCCCTTGACCGTCCTGCTGGCCGCCGAAAGCGACCCGATTGAAAGCCAGCGGTAGCCGGAGCGCGATTTGACGGAGTTTTCATACCCGAAGATGTTCCGGGCATAGGCCCATTGATTGTCCTCGATCTTGTCCGCCGTAAAAAAGTCATTGATGCCCCCGGTCAGGTCGTCAATGTCGAGCGTTTGGTCTTTGAATGCGCTCATTTTTAAATCTCCAAGAACGGGTCAGAAAAGTCGATGATCCTGCCTTGGCTCTGCATGATGGGCTGGTTATCCGGCAACTGCTGTTCCTGGTCGATCATGCGCGCAATGCCCGCCTCATAGCGCTCATTTGCGGCCTTCGCGCTGGAAAGGTCTTCGTCGAGTTGCCAAACGCGGGACTCTACCCCGTCCGCGAGGACGTAATGGTATCGGGATGGAATGAAAAGCGTGGAGGATGCGTTGGAGACTTCCGAAGGCCCTTTCAAGTAGCGGAATTTGACCGAATACGCCCGGTCGGGGACAGGGTAGAACCAAAGGCGGTTATTGTCGAAGTCCATGTTGTAATGCGTCGGGACGCGCTTGTTCGTCGGCGTCGCAAGCATGGAATCGGGATCGTAAAGGCCCTGATCCCACGAATCAATCCACAGAAGCTTGCGCGGCGTCTGCAATTCGTAGGCTTCAAGCGGCTCAGACCAGTTCGGGAAATACGCGGAAGGATTGATGTAATTTTGGTTGGCGATGGTATTGACCGTCACGGGCAAGGAATAGCGCCAGCGAAACGGATACCGCATCGCAATGTCGTAGGAAACTTGATTGACCAGTTCGGTCAAGATGGAGGAAATAGCATCATTGCCAGTACGGTTCGCAATGTGCGTCTTCAGAGTCCCGAGGTTCACTCTGACTGTCTTTCATCCGCCCAAGATGAAGGCCCAGGAAGGGCTAAAGAAATTCTACCTCAAATATTTTCGGGCTTCAACCCCAACCGCCTGCCAGCGCCGCGACCGCCGCCTCTTTGGAAATATTGCCTTTCCCGGCGATCATCAGGGTAACTTTTTCGACGTATTCTTTGGCGATGGTTTCGACATTGAAATCTTTTTTCACCCGGTCATAGGCGGCCAGACCGACCTTTTTTCGCTTCCCCTCGTCTTCGATCAGGTCAACAAGGGCATCTTCCCATTCCCCAGGCTCGGTCACCAAAACCCCGTCTTCGCCGTTTTTGATGCACTTGAAAGGCTCTACGCTTGAAGCGACCGTGGGGATTTTTAGGGCCGAATATTCCAGCCAGCGAAGGTTCGATTTGCCCCGGTTGAATTCGTTGTCTTTGAGCGGGGCCAGGGCAATATCCAGGCGAAGGTCTTTAAGGGCCTGCGGATACTGGTCAATCGGATACCAACGGCTGTTCGCTTCGATGTTCTTCCGCTCTTTGAAGCAAGGCGGAACGCCGCCGAGGAAAACGAATTCGACGTTGGTAAGCCTTTTGGCGATTGAGGTTACAACTGGCTCAATAAATTCAAGGTCATCCAGGTGCGAACCGCCACCAGCCCAGCCGATGCGAATTTTTTTCCGGGCAGGCGCGCGCGGCGTGGGGGTAATCTTTTCCTTCAGCGCATCCCAGGTCTTGAAGTCGATGCCATTGGGAACCACCCAAACATTCGGGTTGATCCGCTCAAGCATCTTCCGAAGGTATTCCGTGGAAGTAATGATGCCTGTCGAAATCGTGATTTGCTCGCGGAGAATCTTTTCTTGCTCGCTTCCAGGGAAATACTGCTCGGCGGCTGGCGATGAAGGATTGATGGCGAAAACGTGGTCGTCGATGTCGGTGTACCAAGGCTTCTTCGGCCATTGGTGGCGGTAGCAATCCATCAGGGCAAGGCCGCCGATAGAGTGGAATTTCTGCGAGATCGTGATGTCGCATTCGCTGATAAGGACGTGCAAATCCTGGCCCACCTGAGGGTCTTTGATCCGGTATTCCCAATCGGCGACGCCCTGGAAGTCCGGCTTCCATTTTGAAAAGCCCAAGGAAAGCTGGTTCCGCATGTAGCGGGCCGGGTTCATCATTCGGTAGAAGCTTGTCCCGGAATTCAGCGTCCAGCAAAGAAAAACCCTATTTTTTTTCATTTCCTCTCCTTGGCGAGAACTTTTTCCAGGACGCGCCTAAAAATCTTTTCGTATGAATATTCTTGAACGGCGGCATGCCCGCGCGCCGCGATTTGCTCGCGCGCTTCCCAATTTTCCAGGTAATAGCGGCATTGCGCCAAAAGCTCCCGGACGCTATCGAATGTGGCGATTTCTGTCCCTGGGGCGAAATACCGCAAAAGCTGGCCGCATCCCTCGGTTAGCATGAAGGTGCCGCAAGCCGGGACTTCAAAGTTTCGCGCCTTGACTTGCTTGTAGGCAAAGTCGCCCTTCTTGCCGCTGGTGAAATTGAGGCCGATGCGCGCGCGGCGGTAATTATAGGCCATTTCATCAAGGGAAACTGGCTTTGAATACCCAGCGCCTTCGATCAAGACTTCAAAGCCAGCGTCGCGCAATTCCCGCAAATAGATGTTTCGTTCCGTGGTGCTTTGGCCGCAAAAATAAATATCAAGGTCTTTCTCTGTTTCCCGCCTGCGCCAGTCGGATGCCGAAAATCCCCAGGATTCAAGAATTAGCTTTTTGATGTGCCCGGCTTTTTGGTACTTATTTGTGGCGTCTGCGTCCGTCGTCACGACCCAATCGTGGGCCTCGGCCAAAGCTTTAGGATGAAAGGCTTCCGTTGCCGTCTGCCACGCCCATTCATCGTCGCCGTTCCAGCAAATCGTTTTGACCTTGGCCGTCTTTAGTCCCTTGATGATTTCGTTCCTGATCGTGCCGGGATATGGAACGTGGATAATCGCTTGCGGTTGCCATTCCTTGACGCATTTCAGCAGGCGCGCATCTGCCCCGCCGCCTTCAAGTGGAACGATGCGAACGTCGTGGCCCAGCTTCAAAAGCGGTTTCAAAAATCTTTCGTCTGTCGATCCGGAGAAATATTTTGAAACCCAAAGCCCGACAATTCTCATTTATTAGGCTCCGAAAAGTAGGCTTTCCACCCGACGCATCCGATGTCAGGCCCATAGACAGAGCCTTCCTCGTAGTCCGTCTTTACAAAGATTTGAAAAGGCCCGACGAAGACCTTGCCCTGCTTCTCAAGCGGCAAGATGTGATGCTCGGCGATGATCTTTAAAAGATCGGAAAGTTTGAAGGGGTCGTCTTTTTTGAAGGGCGCATAGGTTCCGTAAACGTGCGGCTTACCCATTGGCGGCCTCTTTTAGAAATTTTTCCCGCATTTCCGCGACTTCCTTGGACTTAGCTTCCGAACGGCTAACGCTGGTCATCAGGACTCGGTAGAAGGCCAGCACTTGCTCAAGGGGCGCAATCTTCAGCCCGGCCTTGTGGAAGTCATAGTAGAGAAACCAGTCATCCAGGACGCGACATTCCTTGCGATAAGGCACCTTCAGCGCGGCGGCGCGGCGATAGGCCACCGTGGGATGCTGGATGTAATTGTGGGTGCGCAAGCGCTCAAAATCGAAAGGCTCGGCGGGCACCATGCGGAACGGCTGGCCCTTCCAGTCGATGTACTGGCAGGCCCCGTAAATCAAATCCACCTTTTTGTGGCGCTTGAAATAGGCCCAGGTTTCTTTCAGACGATCCTTTTGCGAAAGGTCGTCGGCGTCCTGGACACAAATGATCTCGCCGCGCGCAAGCTCAGTCGCCTTATTTCGGCAAACAGCGATGCCCTGCGAATCGGCAAAAATGTGCCCGTGCATTTGGTCGCCAAGCTTCGCGGCATAATAGGAAAGAACGTCATAGGTCGAGTCCACCGACCCGTCATCGACCACGACAAGCTCCCAATCTTTGAAGCTTTGGGCAATCAAGCTTTCGATGGTTTCCGCCACCCAAAGCTCGGCGTTGCGCACGGGCATGCAAATGCTAATTTTTGGATTTTTTTTCGGCATCTTCCACCATCCGCATCACTTTCTTTTTGAATTTTTCAGGACTGAGCATTTCTTCGTAATGGGCGACCGCGCGCTTGTGGTCGGGATGAAGCGGCGGCTCTTTCATGGCCTTGCGAATTTCGCGGTAGACCATCTCCTTCAATTCGACGCCCCGCTCGTCATTGATGACGCCGAGATTCAGGTAGGTCGTGAAAGGCATTGACGGCGTATTGGTAATTACGCGCCTGCCAGAAAAGAGAAACTCCACCGGAGCAACAGGATAACCATCGTGAATAGTAAGGCGGAGCAGTAAATGACTGCGCCTAATAACATCCCGAATCGAAACTCGGCCCAGCCATTCCATGTTCCGCTCTTTTCCGACCGCATGCTTGTCCCCGTAAAAAATCCATTGCACGTCGGGCATCGCTTTGACCAATTCCATGACGAGCCACTTGTGCCATTTTTCATTGATGCCCCCGTGGTCGTAGACGGCGACCGTGAAGTTTTCCGGGAAAGGCTCAACCTGGAATTCATTCTTTACGGGAAGCGGCAAGACTTCGCCCTTGAATCCAAGCTCGCGCATTTCCTCGGCGTTTTCTTCGCTCTGGAAAAGGTGGATGACGTTGTACTTTTCAAACATGAGCCGCATTTGCTTGATCTGGATGAAAGGAAGCATCGTGCGCATGTGCAAAATGTCGGTGCCGATCCAATGGATGATGTAAACGCATTTGCGCGGGCCTTTCACGCGCCAGTCCGTGAAAAGCTCGGCATGCTGTTCGATGGACTCCGGGAACATCCCGAGCAAGTAGATTGCCCGGTAATCATTCGGGAGCATCGCCGGGTTATGCCAGAAATCCCAGCCGCAAGTCTTCGCCAGGCGAAGGCCGTGGCCGTATGCCGCGATGGTCGTCATGCAAATCGGACGATTTTCCATGTTGTGCTTTTTGCGGACGATGTGATAGGTGGGCGCGTAATTGTCCGTCCCGCTGATCGACCCAGGCTTCGGGAAGTCGGCAGTCCTGGTGATTTCTTCGATGCGGACGCCATGGCCGCCAGCCTTGACGATTCGATACCACAAGTCCCAATCCTGCCAGCGCTTCAGGCTTTCGTCCCAGCCGCCGACCTTTTCGACCCATTCCCGCTTGACCGGATTCCCGGTGTCGATGAAATTCATGACGCCCAAGAGATAAGGATCGAAGTCGTGCGGAACGTGCGCGCCTTCCTGATCCGTCCAGGTGTAGCCGCCATAAATAAAGTCGGCTTCGGGGTGCTTTTCAAATTTTTCCTTGAGAACCCGGAGCATGCCGGGCTTCCAATAAACGTCCGCATCGCTGAAGATGACGTAGCGGCCTTTGGAAAGCCGAAACCCTGCGTTCCTTGCGGCGCAAGCCCCGCCGTGCGGAATGACTTCGCATTTTACGCTTGGAAAACTGCGCACGACGCTCTCCGTCAATTCGTCCGGGCCGTCCAGGACGCAAATGATTTCAAAGTCCTTAAAATCCTGGTCGAGAATCGCGCCGATGGCGTTGGCAATCGTCGATTCTGCCTTGTAGCACGGAATAATCATCGAAAACGTCGGATTCACAAAGCCCCCTTGAGCATGTCCTTGATTTCGTCGTTGGAAAAGCATTCCCCCGGCAGTCTTTCCCATTCGCTCGGCGTTGCGCGCGGTGAATTTTTCTTGCTGAAAACGAAGTATGTGCCGTGGCTTTGGACGTAAGGCATTTCGTCGTTAGAAAAAAGAGCCTCATTCGCCTTTTCGCCTTGTTCAAGGCCGTTCCCGCCAGCGATGGGGTAGCCCGGCTCGGCGATCACTTGCGCGATCTGCGAAATTCTGCAATGTTTCATTTGCTTCAAAAAAATCTCCCCGCCTTCCATGCGCTTCAGGCAATCCACGATAAAGCCGCCAGCTTCCCGGCGCGTCACGAAATAGCGCGAAGCCGAAGGGTCTTTGACGATAAGCGGAAGCTTGTTCTTGATGCGGTCGCGGAAGACTTCGACGACCGATCCGCTGGAACCGAAGACGTTTCCAAGGCGAACGACCGAGCAAGGAAAGTATCTGCCGAATTCAAGGGTCAGCCTTTCCGCCAGGAATTTAGTCGTGCCCATGACGCAAGCCGGATGAACGGCCTTGTCCGAAGAAAGGAGAAGGAATTTTTTGACTCCGCGCGCCATGCAAGCCATGAGGACGTTTCGGGTGCCCTCGACGTTGATCTTTATTGCCGAATCCGGGTTTTCCTCGCATGCGGCGACGTGCTTTGAAGCGGCGCAATGCACGACTAAATCCGCGCCAGTCAAAGACCGGAAGGTGAGCGGATAATCACAGATGTCGCCGTTCAGATAGGTCACGCGCTTGGACGATGAAGCCATGCCCTGCGAGAATTGCTTGTTCTGATCGCGGGAATAAACGACCACCTTCGCGCCTTCAGTAAGAAGGTCGCGCACGACCTGGGAGCCGATGCTTCCGGTGCCCCCGGTCACGAAGACCGTTTTATTATCAAGCGAAGGTGGATAGAACATCAACGATCCGATAAATGTCCGTGGGTTTTAGATTTTGATGAACGGGAACGAAAAGGCCGCAATCCGCGAATTTGCGCGAATTGGGGAAAGCTTCCGGTTCCGTGAATCCGAAGCGGCGGATATAAGGCTCGGCATCCGGGACGCATCCCATAAGCTTGCGCGCTTCGATTCCTTTGTCTGCCAGAGCCAGAAGCGCGGCGTTGCGGTCGGCCTTTGACTTGCAGACGAAGGGGTAGCAATGCGGGGCCGTGGCGTGGAAATAGCGCAAAAGCTCGGAATAGATTTCCAGGTTCTTGCGGCGCTTTCCATTCACGGAGTCGATGCGCCCGATCAATTCGCATCCGATGGCGGCTTGAAGGTTTGTCATCTTCGCATTGATTCCGACGAAGGAAAAGTCGAAATCGGAAGCGATCTTTCCGTGATTGTGGATTGAGCGCGCGATCTGCGCGAAGGCGTCAGAATCGGTGACGATAAGCCCGCCCTCGCCAGTCGTGATAGTGTGGGAAGGATACATGCTGAAGCTGGCGGCGAGGCCGAAGGTTCCAAGCTTTTTAGTGCCGTCGACCTGATAGGTTCCGCCCATCGCTTCGCAACAGTCCTCGACCACGGGGATGCTGGCCGGGGCCATAAGCTGACACGCCTTTCCAAGAAGGTGAACCGGAAAGATGCAAAGCGTCCTGTCCGAAACGGCTTTCATGGTGGCCTTCAAATCCATTTGGAAGTCAACGTCGACGTCGACGAAGACAGGCCGAAGCCCTGCCCAAATGACGGCGTTCGCCTGCGCGATGAAGGTCAGCGCGGGCATGATAACTTCGTCCTTGCCAGGATAAAGCTCCTTCAGCGTCGCCAGGATGATGATGTCGGCAAGGGTGCCGCTTGAAACGGCGATGCAATGGCGCACCCCGAAATAATCGGCGGCTCTTTCTTCAAGAAGCGCGACATATTTCCCCCGCCCGATCCGGCCTTTCCGAAGACAGTCAAAAATATTCGCATAAGATTTGAGCGGAATGTCCGCCGTCGCCAGGGAAATCGAATTCATGCCCGCCGCCTCCAATAATTTAAAAGGTCTTCAAGGGTTTGTTTCAGGGGAATCAAGTCGCGGCCTTCCTTTTCCCGAACGATCCGCGCAAGGTCGCTTTCGCCCGCGCGCATATAAGGGGTATCCGAAGGGCGCATGCGCGCCGGGTCTTCTGCCGTCGTGATGTGAAGCGGCGAAAGGCTTGTCAGAAGCCCAAGAATATGCAACATCTTCACGCCCTGTCCGCTTCCCAGGATATAAAGCTCGCCCGGCTTCCCTTCCAGCCCTGCCCATTCGTAGGCCACCACCACGTCGCGCACGTCGATGTAATCCCGAGCGCTTTCCAAATTGCCGTGCTTGATGACCTGCTCGCCGCCATGCGCTTCCATTTGCGCGATTTGCTTGGCCCACGAAGATTCCGCGAAGGAATCGCCACGCCTGGGGCCGCTGATATTAAAGGCGCGGGTGCGCACGATGTTCATTTTGTAGGAATTGAAATATTGAAGGGCGAGCATGTCCTGGGCAAGCTTGGACGTATCGTATGGATTCATGGGATTAAAGCGCGTGGCTTTACCCATGGGCTGTTCTTCTTCCGGGATGGCCCCGTAGACCTGGCTTGAAGATGCGATGTGAATACGGGCCGTTGGAACGTGCTTGCGGGCCGCTTCCAGGACATAAAGCGTCCCCAGGATATTCGACTTCAGCGTTTCCTCTGGATTCGTCCAAGACATTCCGACGAAGGACTGCGCGGCAAGGTGAAAGATTACTTCGGGGCGGTGCTTGCGGATGATTTCTTCCACGCCAAAGGGGTCGGAAAGTTCCATGACGGCGAAGGAAAAATTTGAATCGTGCGGGACTGCGTAAAGATTTTCAAGGCGGGCGCGAATGCGGTGCGTTCCGATAACTTCGTGGCCCTTGGCGAGAAGGCGTTCAACTAGGTGGGATGCGGCAAATCCATTTGCGCCAGTTACGAGGCAACGCATTAAAAGTCGGCGCTTTTATAATTGATGGGTTTCGGGGAAGGTTTCTTTTTCTTCTTCTTTTTCGGCATGCCGCACCTTTTTTAGCTACTTGCGCGCGCCCCGACGGGGATGAAGGGACGCGCGCGTTCGCCGGAGGTCGATTGCTTAATAGCCGCTATTGACGCGCCTAAACGAAAGGCTTTTGACCCCGAATTTATTGGGCTTGTCGCTCTGCGCGGCGGGATTGTGCTTAATCCCATCGTTTGCGGAGCCGACAATCTTCGGCGACTGATTCGCACCGTTGATGCCCTCATAGCCCTTCTTGTCAACGTCGCTGGCTTTGTTGGAAACTGATTTCAGGGAATCCATGAAATTTTTACCATCCTTTCCACTACAAGGCAAGGGGTTTTTAGGCCCCTTGCCTTATTGCGTGGAATTTTTAGTTGATGCTCAGGATGTGGACGCCGCGAGAGCCTTCCAAAATCCTGACGGCCAGCGTGATCTTCCAGCCGATAGTCGTCCACTGGTTCAGCGGATTCGACGTATCGTACTTGTTCGGTTCCTTGACGTAGACGTGAACGCCGCTGTCATAATCGACAACGCCGTAAGCGTCCTTGCCAACCAGGGTCGTGAAGCAACCCGAGATGTTGGAACCCTTCTGCATGGCCCTTTTCATGACCAGCGTGGAAGAAACGAAGCGGACGCGCTCCACTTCCCCAAGCTCGCCCTTATACATCGTGGCCTTGGCAAGCTCACCGGAATATTGGTTCCAGCTTTGCCATTCCGTGTCCTTTTTCAGACCGGAGGCGGCGGTGGGGTGGATGAAGCCGACGTAGAAGCCGTCGTCCATCGGGGGCACGTTGGCCTCCTGCAAGTGCTGAACACCCTCGCGGATGTCCTGCACCCTCAGGGGGTACTTATTCCAGGCCGAGGCGTTCAAAGAAGCGCCGAAGCCGGAAAAGTTCTTCGTCACGCCAGCGGAAAGCTGGTTCACAAAGTCAACGAAGAAGCCGATGGTCTTGCCGCGAAGCGCGGAAAGAGCCGACGTGGAGCCAGTCGTCGTCCAGCCGTTAATTTTCCGAATCCAGGCGGAAATGTTGCTGTTCGGCGTCGCATAGCCGGGGGCTTCGCCAAATAACGCATTGCGCGTATATTTGTCGATGCTCTGCCCAGCCTGCGTCGCGAAAAGGTCAACAGCGCCTTCAACAACGGACGAGATGGCCGTCATGTCCACAAAATCAGAGACAGCGGCATAGTCGCCGATCTGCTGAAGCTGGGCCGTGACGTTGAGGGACGAAATGACAAGGGCCGTGGGCCGGGTGCCTTCCGTCAGAAGGCCCGCGTCGCCAAGGTTGACGAGGCGCGACCACTTGATGATTTTGCCTTCCCCTTTAGGGAGAGACTTCTTCTGCCCAAAATCCCACATGACAGGCAGAGGAACGAGGCGTTCCAAAAGGCGCTTGTCATAATAGGTGGAAAGAAGGTACTGCGTGGCGGTGGACGACGTGGACATCGGGTCGATGGTCGTCGCCCCGCGCTGGTTGGACAGAAGCCCGACCAGGGCGGAAAAAAAGGCGGTGAGAAACTTCATGGTGGCGAATTCCTACTAACGGACAAAGTGTATTATGGACGATAGCGCCAGCACTAAGACTGAAATTGCCAGCATCCAAAAATACAAGGTAAGGTTTATCCGTTTTCGCTTCTCGGGAGCAAATCAGCGATTTGCCGAGAAGTCATACTTGCAACGTCGCGTTCCCCGGAGATTGCTTTCGCACCACCGGGAAGCTCGGTTTTTCCTGCTCTTGCCGCCGCTTCCGCCTTCTGAACACTTGCCTTGTATTGCTCGACCGCTTCCGCCCGGATTCGTTCGGCAACCACGGCAAAATTCTTTTGAAACGCTAATGCTTCGATGAACGGGAAAGGGTTCTTTGCAAACCCGTGGAAAATATCCTGCTCCTTGTACAACTGCTCCATCACGGGCCAAAGCGCCGCGCGATTCGGGTCTTTATCAAAGCCGTCCTTCCAGGATTTCCGGTCGGCCAGGGCTTGTTCCTCAAACGCTTGCGCTTTCGGCTTGATGTCGTAAGCTTCTTCCAATTTACCAAGAAGCCTTTTCTCGATCAAGTGTAAAGCATCCGAATTTTCTTTTTCCCAATTCTCAAAAGCCGCCTGCCGCGTCTTTTCTTCCGGGGAAAGGTTTCTGTCCTGCTCAATCCGACGAAGGCGCTCAAGCTCCTGCTGAACCTTCGACTGCTCCGCCAGCTTCATGTTTTTAATTTCTTCGGCCTGCTGGCGAATTTTTTCTTGCGCCGATCCGTAGGACTGTTTCGCTTCAGCGGCGGACTTGAACCCGAATTGCTTATACCAAGGTTCGTCCTTTCCGGGTTCCGCCGTGGTCGCTTCAGGCGCGGCGGGCGCGGCTTCCTCTGGCTTCTGAGCAGGGGCGTCCTGCGGCACGGGAATGCGCTGGCCGTGCTTCGGGGCCTCCGGCGCGGGCGGCGCTTTAGGCTGGGCCAGCAACTTCTCTTTGATCTGGCTTGCCGAAAGCCCGGTCGTATCCCCCGGGGGCGTCGGCGCGGGCGCGGCTGGGGCCGCTGGCGTCGCGGGCAGGTCTTCCAGCTTGGCGTCGCCGCCGGACATGATTATTTCGCCGCGCTGGTTATTCAGAAGCTTCAGGAATTTAAACATTTGATTCTCCTTTTTTGATGTTTCACGGGAAACATTTTCCATAACTTATTTGACTATAAAGACTACCGAGGACACCGATAAATTTGTCCGGGGCGGCAAAGATCGGACTTAATTCTCGGGCCTCGGTGAATTGAACCGCGCGGGCCAGCGCGTTCGGAGGGGGAGCTACCCCTTGTTCCTGTTCAATTTGAATTAAAAAATTCCCACCACTTGTCCGGGAATGTTTCAGGCCGGGACGGGCTGAAGTCCGGGTTATCGGCCTGCGCATCGGGGTCGCCAGCCATGGCAACGCCAAGCGCCGTTTCGTATTTCTCGATCAGGCCGGGAATCTTGCGCACGGCCTTTTCCTGGCTTTCGATCTTCGTCGGAAGGATGTCGAAGGCCATTTCAAAATTCGTGATGGGCAGGACGCCTCCCGTCACGTTGCGCCACATCTTTTTCGGGTTCCAAGCCCAAAGGCTTCCGAATTTCTTATTCGCCTGAATAATCTTCTGAGATACCGTCATTTTCCTTCTCCTTTTGAATTTGCTGAATTTCCCGAATCAACGGGTCGAACGAATTCCTGATTTGCTGAATCGAAACGTAAGTCAGGGAAACGGCTTCCCGCATCGTATCGACCAAATCCTGCACCGTCACCAGCGCGCCCCCGACTTCAGCTTCCAGGTTTGCGATGTTCCCAGCATAGAGCGTCGCGCGCTTCTGCGCCAGGGTAAGTTCAATGTGATTCAAGCGAAAAAGAATTCGGTTAAGCGCTTCAGGGACGGACATGCCCTTTTCGTATTGCGCGGGCGACAGCGCTTCTTGGCTTGGATTTCGCGCCTTTTCAGTCTCCATCTTGCCACGGCTCCTTCGGCATCAAATTCAGGATTTCGGAATAAGAATATCGGGGCGCAATCGACGAAAGCATCGTCATATAAACTTGCAGGGCCACGGGATGATAGCGCCCGTCCGGGAGAAGCATCGGCCCAAACTTGCTTTTGTCCACGGCCCGGAAGCATCCGTCGATAACGGCGGTCAGATATTCTTCGTTGCGGGCATTGTCCGGCATGCCATCGGTGTCAATCTTCGGTTCTTCCGGCTGATTATTGGACGTGCTTGGGAATTCGGGAGTCATAATCCGCCTGCGCTTTCTTTTCGGACAAGGCATCTTCGGCCATTGAAATTTTTTCTTCGATCATGTCCAGGACTTCCCGAAGCCCGGAAACCCGGTGGGCCAGCGCCTTCGCTTCTTCGTATTTGCCCGCCACGGTATGCTCCATCAAGTCGTCGCGCACCTTGTCAACCTGATCCATGATGTAAGAGCGCATGCTTTCATACCAAACCGTCTTTTTGAATTCACGCCACATCGCGGCGACTTCCAGGATCGTTTGGATTTCTTCAGCGGATGCCATTTACCCTCCCACGGCCACTTCTTTATGCTCGACTTCTTCGGCTTTCACTTTTTCTCGGTTGCGGTCTTCGATTTGCTTCAAAACTTTTTGATAGGCGACGATGTGCGCCATCCAGATTTGCTTGACCGGATCAGGCATTACCCGGAATTCGTCGGTCAGCGTCTTGGCGACGTGCTTCTCGTAATGGTCTTTGTAATCTTCGCCGGGCTGGATCATCAGCGGCATCAAGGGCGTCACGCCGTCGGCCATGCGCCGCAAAAGAACCCACTCCATGTCGGGCGAAAGAATCGGCATCTCGCCTTGCAAATCCTTGATGTCGATCAAAAAGCTTTCAGGCTTGGAAAGGCCAAGGTTGGCGAAGATTTCCTTTTTCAGTTCAGGGAATTTCGTCAAGGGCTGACCGTAGATGCTGGCTTCGATCTGCACGGCCCCCAGCGCGATCTCCCACGCCTTCATCAAGCCCGCCTGCCGAAGCTGTTTATTCTGAAGCTCGGTCGATCCATTGCAATAAACGTCGAAGCTGGCCGAAAGCTGGTCAGGTTCCACGCGCAACGGCTTCTTGTCCGTCAGACGAATCACGAAGCTTTCCGTGCGGTAGGTGATGTTATTTTCCAGGCACCGCATGACATAAGGCTCAAGAATTCCGGTTTCGTCGACCTGAAGCGGAAGCGTGAATTTCTCATTCCCCGCCTGCGTAAGCTGGGCGATGCCCGAAGCGGTGTCGTTGATCTTGGACGTATCCGCACCCTGGACGTAAGGCGTATTGCCGCTGGATTGCTGGGTTTCGGCTTTGAGGTTCGTTTCCCACGCGATGCCGCTTTGAAGGATTTGGCCGATGGGCTTTTCCAAGGGCTTGACGCCCGCGATGGACTTGACGAAGTGGATTTTATTCGGGGCCGTGCGAAGCTTGTCGGGCCGATTCTGAAACCCGGTCTGATCCGAAAGCATTTCCATGTTCAAGCCCAGGGTGCGCGCGGCCAAGATTTGCTTGCGCGTCGCATTGCGCTCGTAATGATTCGCAAGGTTCGTTTCGATGATGCCCGTGCCGTAGAATTCCTTGTTGTAGCCGTTCGGGATATAGCGGCTTGAAAGATAAGGTTTGGCGTCCGGCCATTTCTGGATGCGCACGACCTTCTTATCCGCGCACGTCGTCATCAAAAGCCGCTCGACACCATTCCCATACCCATAAGGCGCAAGGTCGAATTCGACATAATGCTCTTTCAATTCGTAAGCTTTATTGCCGCGCGCTTTCTTGTTCTCATTGCTTCCCGATCCGCTGGCGACGGAAGTGCCCATGTGCCCAGCGGCCCGCATGCGCTGGCGCTCGGAATTGTCCTGCGCGCCGCGCGGCGTCTTGCCGCCGATGTAATAGTCTTCGACATCGCCAAGGTCGGTATAAATTCCCTTCGCCTGCCCGCGCTCCAAGTCCGTTTTCTTGACGATGATGGATTCGTAGCAGTCCCCGTATTCCACGGCGTCATCCATGCCGCGCGAAACAGTCGCGGGATCAATCCAGAAATCCAGAAGGTCGGTCACGACGAAATCCGTGCCCATGAACATGCGCTCGGTCGCCTTGCTCCGATTCAGAACCTTGCCTTTGGGCAAATGCGACTGGCCGCCATAGCTTTGCTCGGCCCATTCCCGCAAATGCTTCGTGATTTCTTGGAAATGCGGCGGCGTCTTGACGATGTTCGTTCCAAAGATCGCCTTTTGAAAAAGCGAATCGACGTATTTCAGGTAGATGTGCAGATTTCGGAAATCCCAGGAAAGGACGCTTTTGTTGATGTCGACAAGCTTATCGTCGTCGCCTTCCGTGCCTTGCGGGATAAGGTCGAACGGGATGTCCTGATACCAAATGGCTTTGGCGATCTTGGGGACGATGGAAAGCACGGCGTCGCGCAAATCGGACGAGCAATAAGGGGCGGAACCCTGGAACCACGTCACGCCTTCGACGCAACGGAACGCTTGATTGCATTCGACCCAAACGCTCTCAAATGGCTTGCGCTTCCGCTTCAGCGTCCCCCACAAGTCCTTGCAGAATTCAAGTGCGTCTTTGGCAAGGATCGGGTCTTCGGCTAAGTTGCGGAATTGGTCGGCTTCTTCGGGGCTTTCGGGCGCTTGCTCAACCTGATCTGAAACATCCGGTTGAATAGCTGTCTCATTTTCCATACGGTGTGGGCCTTTTCGCGGATGCGGCTGAAGAAAACTTCATGGTCTGACAGGACTTTCGACCAGGGCGCTTTGTCTTCTTTCGCGCCGCCCATGTGATCGCATGTAGCCCAAATCCTGCGTTGCGCCCCGCATAATTTGAAATCAAGGAATTTCGCGCGCTCTTGCCATTGGCAACGGTCGTCTTGGCGGGTGCAGGCTTTGGGTTTGTAATGGTTTTCCTTGTCCATCTGTAAAAAATAATACCATTCTTTTGTAGGGAAAAGTCTAGTTTTTTCATTCCATTCCGCCTTTCCAGTCTTCTGGCGCGGCCACATCCGGCAGGGAAAAAGGATCGAATGCGGTTTCCGCATGTTCTTCAAAGCTGACGCGCTTCGTGCCCACGGGCTTTTCAGGACGCGACATCACGGCGTAGCGAGTTTCGTCCCCGGCGTGGTCTTCGCCGTCGGTATTGATGTCTTCCACCTTCTTGTCATCGTGGATCAGGATCGGAACGGTGCGGATGAAGTCTTTGCAACAGGAAGCGACAGTCAGGCGCGCGCGAAGCTGGCCGTGCTGGTCGAAGCTGGGCTTGATTAGCTCGCGCATGCGGCCCCAGCCCGTAATGCGGCTATTGTCGCCCTTGATTAGCGCGGTGAATCCAGTCGGGCCGTAGGCGTTGAAAATGCCCTGCATGGTTTCCGCGCCACTTTCGCCTTTGATCGCGCCCGGCTTCGGCGTTTCATGGTGCGCCTTATCGCCCCAAATGGCCGGGTCAGCCACGCAATATTCGATTTTCTCGTCGGCGGGCGTCATGCCCACGATCTTTTCGGCAAGCTGGGAATAGGTCAGCCCTTCGGTGTAAAGCTCGCGGTATCGGTGCAGATTGCCTTCAAAGTCGACCTGCCACCAACCCACGGAAGAAGGGTTGGCATAGCCGTAGTCCAGGGAAAGGAATTTCAGGTGATCTTTTTCAATCGGATAGTCGCGGACGTGGATCGCGCGCCGCCATTCCTTGAAAAACTGGCCTTTAAAAACGTCCCAATTCCCGTGCAGAAGCGCTTGCTTTTCGATTTCAGGAAGTTGCTCAAGTCGCTTGATATAGTTGGGGTCAGCCAGCAAAAGGCTAGGATTATCATAAACAGAAGCAGGAATAAAAGCGCGAGAAGTCCCCTTAGGGTCGTCAGCCAAAGTTTCAATGTCTTCATCGTCTTCCCTTTTGAAATATTTGATTTGATTCGGCGGGACGACATCAATGAATCTTTTCTTGACCCACCCATGCCCGACGCCGCCGGGGTTTGCCGTCGACCGGATGTAGCACTTGATGGTCGGGTCGCTGGTGCGGTTCTGCGCCATGATGAAAAGGTATTGGGATTCCGTGAATTCTTCAAGCTGGTCGAAGCCAATGTAATGATATTCGTGGCCCTGGTAATTATATTTGTCATGCTCATGGTTCAGGTGGCCGAAGGCGATGGTCGCACCGCTGGGAAAATGCCAACGATGCTCCTGCGCGTTATATTTGCCGCCCATGCGGGAAAAGTATTTAAAGCTTCGGTCAATGATTTCGCGAAGGTTCGGGTAGGTGCGGCGGAAGATGATCGCCCGATAAAGCGGCTTGTGGATTTGGCGCGTGGCTTCGCGCAAAAGGCATTCCGTCTTGCCGGGGCCTTTGGTGCCGCCGAACATGACTTCGTATGCCGGGCATTGATGGAAAAGTTTCTGCGGCCCTGGGTGGGCCTTCCATTCAAACTTTTTTTGATTCGGGGGCGGAACCGTTTGTTCCTGGATGATGCTCGGCCCCGCCGCTGTAATGGGGACTGTTGGATTGTTCAATGGTCAGCCGCTTGGCTTTTTCGAGGAATTTCCCCTCATCTTCGACATCGGGCAATAGGACGACGACCTGGGAATTCTGAATATTCAGGCCCCCGCCTTTGTCCGGATCGCGCCGCCATTTGTCCGGGCGCTTATTCGCAAGGATCGCAATGCAGGCCCCGGTATCAGGCGGCAGATTTTCTTCCACCACCTTGCCCCCGGTCTTTTTCCCATCGGCATCAAGATAGACTTCTTTCTTCGTCACCTTAACCCCGTTCGCGCGAAGGAATAGCGAATTCTCGACGACATCTAGCGGATTTTCGCGCGCGCTTTTTATTAAGCCATAGAAAAATTCGTTCTTTTTCCACTTCTCAAACGTAACCGCCGCCACGTCAATGATATACGCGATCTTATCGTCCGGGATATTGAAAGCGGCCATAATCCGAATCTTGTCCATCATGGCAGGCGTAAGGCGGGAAGGTCTTCCGAGGGGCTTTTTAGGTGATGCCATTGGCATTTTGGAGCGGCGGGGTCGGATTTGCACCGCCTTCGGCTGGGGGGAACCCATCCGTCCCACTATTGGGCCGCCGCATTCCTTTGTACATTTTTGCCCCGGCCTTTTCCAATTCCGAAAAAGGAAGGATGGGGCATTGAAGGTCTTTAATCTTCGACCGATCCAGGAAATAAATATACCGAATCTGGAAACCTTTCAAGCGCGTTGCGCCATATTTTTCGACGAAATCCTTCACGGATGCCTTGCCGCCAGTCGTTTCATAGAATTCCTTGGAGCTTTTGCCCTTCTTCATGCTGATTTCATGGATGACGGTGGGGCGGGGGATTTGCCCGTGGGCCGTGATGCTGAATTGATGCACCTTTTCCCCATCGGGCAGAACATAAAGGCTTTTATTTTCTTTGATCTGCGTCAGGACGAAGCCCGCCGCGCGATAGATGGTGCCGTCCCCGCATTGGCAGGCATCGGCGAAGCTGACGACCCACTTGATTTGGGGCAGTTGCTTGCGGAAGATGCGGAAGACCATCGCCAGCGCCCGGCTTTCGCTATTCTTTGGCAAAACATCGTCGAAGGCCATCCGATTCAATTCAAGAAAGCCATTCCATTCCGTCCCAGCGACCAGTCCGATAATCTTCCGCTTGTCCATGCTGGGGCCGAAGGACATAACCCCGTGGCATTTGCCGTCCAGGAATGCGCCGAAATGGATTTGTGAGTTTGGGGCGACCTTGCCCGAATAATGCCAGCGGCGAACGAAGGCGCGCGCGAATGTCGCGTCGATGCGCTTGACATGGATTTGCTTGACCACGCTCATTTATAGCCTTCGCAAATGCGCGCCAGGGCATTGCCGTTGCTATTTTCGTTCCCCGTATCGACAAAGGGGCCTTTATCCTTGGCCGCCTTTAAAGCGCCTTCGATTTCGCGGGCCTGATCTTCGGAAACGATGAAGGTCATTTGCCGAAAGCCGCGATTCGATTCAGGCAGGGAAATGTCGTCGATGTCTTCCGGGAAAACGTCCTTCAAATCTTCTTGCGTGAAGCCGACGGAAAGCAACTGCTCGACATCCAGGTTCGCCAGCATATCCGCGTCCCAATGGCCGACGTTTTTATTCAACCGCAAATTCAATTCGATTTCTTTTTCCACGTCGGGGATTGAAACGAAATGCACGGGCACTTGCTTGAGGCCCATTGCCAGCGCAATCGAAAGGCGCTGGTGCCCACCGATGACCACGTTCTCGCGGCCCGGCGCGGAATTCGCGACGATGGGTTCGACGAAACCAAACCGCGTCAAAGAATCATGCAAGTGCGCGGCTTCATCCTTCGTCAAAGATCGCGGGTTATATTCGGCGGGCTTCAATTCTGCGGGGCTGACAAGCTTGATCTGCATGCGCGGCGCGCTCCTGGTTTAAAGGGGGAAAAGCGGTCTTCCTATATACACAGCCAGCATAACAGCCCAAAACGTCGAATACAAGCCATCTTAAGCTATTACCATCAAAACAGTTGCGACAATCACCTTTTATCCCTCTTATTTATTTGCTCTGTTTAAACGATTCAGATATAGTTTGCCTAGCTTCTTGATAAAGAAAGCCTAGCGCAAGATCAGCGCGGCGGCATCGAATAAAGCGCGGAGCGGGAAACATCCGGTAAAGTTCAAATTGCCGCGCGGGACGGAATTAAAGCCGCCGCCCCTCCATAATCAAAAGAAGATGCTTACCAAATTTGAAGTCGCGGACTTCAAACCCGGACGCCCGACGCGAGATCGCGGGGAGCGGACGACAATTCAAATCCGAATCATCTAAAAAATGACAGCGGGAAATTTTTCACGACCTGATGCGCGCCCTTTGACGGTGACGATCTTGAAGGTGAAAAAAATACCGCTGGCGACAAAGCTGAAGCGCCCCACCCCTGAAAAGGGCCGGGCCAAAATTCCATCGGAGAATTTTTCTTCATGCGTCGCGCAATGATCTAAAAATAATTTTGAGCCAAGCGATAGGGCGCGTTCCATTACAAAGGGGCGCGCCCTTCGCTGTAAAAACCAAAGCTGGTGGCAAGGCCAGCCACAAGGAGCAAATTTTGGCGGGGTGGCGGAATAGGTAGACGCTCAAGCCGTGAAGGAATCCACCAATTCCATGCGGCCTATGGCGCGAGGGACAGCCGCACCTAGGAAAGACCGCGAAGCTGGGGGTATGGCTACGCCTGCCTTCGGGCTTCGGGGCGGCGCGGATAGACGAGGGCGGCAATGTTATGGTGGCGCAAGCCCATCGGACACACAAAGCGCATCTAGGGGGTTTAAGCGCGAAACTGGCCCATGCTGGGTGCAAATCCCAGCCCCCGCCGCCAATTTCAAAACCAAAGGAGGAAATCATGAAGGACAAGCTTTCCGACGCGACGCTTTATGCCTTCAAGTGCGCCTTCCAGTTCTTTTTCGGCTGGGAGATCACAAAGGTCATCATGCGCCGCCCCAAAAAGGGGGTTGCATGAACCCGGCCCCCGTAAAAATTCGGCCAGACTGCTCCTGGACGCCGAAAGGCAACGGGCTTTTCCTGACCGACTACGAAGAATATTTCAAATCAAATAAGAAATGTCCGAAGTGCGGATACCCGCACGGCGCGGAATTCGTCAACTATGAGGCAATCGAAGGAAAGATTTTTGCCAAGACCTACGAATGCCCGGAATGCCACGTCACGCTTCGGATGTTTTTTTAGGAGCCAACCATGTACCGCGAATTCAAAACGATCAAGGAAATTTACGTCGATGACGGCCAGAAGATTCATTGCTTGCAGGCGGAAGTTTCGCTTGAGAAGGAGATGGCGATCTATGGCGCGGATGCCGACGGACGGCGCGGCGAAGCGCGGGAAGAAATCACCGATTTCAAGATTGAGGGAATTTGGGACTTGGAGTCGGGCGACGAAGTGACTGACCAATTCAAAGACAGCCTGGCGTTCCAGAAAGCTTTGGACGCCAAGCTTTAAAACCAACTTCAAAAAGGAGATTCATTTATGGGCGCTGGAAAAAGACGGTATGTGATCGGGAAAGACGGAACCTTGGAGCGCGTCGATGATGGCCGCAATTACATCGACGAAGAAGTTGATTATTACGGCGACGGCGGCATCGGGGAATATACGCCCGAGCGGACTATCGACGTGGATTCGGAAGTCGAAGCCAAGCCCTCCTATTACAAGGGCTACCGCATCGAAGAAGCCCCCATCCTGAAGCCGCGCCGGGTCGCAATTCGCGCGGACGTGGCCGAAAAGATGTTCGCCTATATCCTGAGCGCGCCCGGCGAAATTTCTGGATTCGCCAAGACCGAGCCTTTCAATCCCGATGACGAAGGCGGCTTCGATGACGAAGTGCCTTCTGTCGATGTTGAAGGCGACGTGAAGGAAAAGAAAAGCGGCTTCCGCGAATGGGAAGGAAAGACCTTCCGCGCCTTCCGGGACGCGCCGCCGATCCTTATCACCGACATCAAGATTTTTGAGCAGAAATGCTCCAGCGGCAGGACGCATCTTGACCCCGAAGCGCTGACGAAGTTCATGGTCGCCCTGATCCGGGGCGGCGAAGACCCTGCGCGGTGGAATTGCTGGTGGCATTCCCACAATGATTTCAGCGTGTTCTTTTCCGGGACGGATACCGCGACGATCCGGGAGTTGAGCAAGCGCTCGACTTTGGTTTCAATCTGCGGCAACAAAATGGGCGACATGGTGGCGCGGCTGGATCGGGAAAGCAAGCACCTTTGCCATCTGAAGCCCGTGGTTCTGCCCGATATTCGCACCGACATTTTCAACAAATGCGCAAACGAAGTGCGCCAAAAAGTGAAGGAGATGGGAGCCAATGAATTTTACCAGGCAGGCGGGGTTGGTGGACATGGAAAAAGTTTCAAAAAGTGGCGTAAGCGTAATCGGCGCTGGCGGCGTGGGTAGCCCGACGGCCCTTTGCCTTGCGAAGATGGGCGTTCCTTCGCTGACGATCTATGACGAAGACGGGGTAAGCGACATCAATCTTCCGAATCAATTCTACCGGAAGCAAGATGCCGAAGCCAACCGCTTCAAGGTTGACGCGCTTGCCGAAATCATCGGCCAATTTTCCAACGCGAAGGTCGACCCCGTTATCCGCTTCTACGAAAACCAAAAGCTTGACGAGGCGGTGATCGTGGCGACTGATTCCATGCGCTCGCGGCGCTTGGTTTGGGAGCAGTTTTGCAAACAGCCCCAATGCCGGACGCTGATCGAAGCGCGCATGGGCGCGCAAGTCGGGATGGTTTATACCATCCGCAAGACCGATGAGGGGCGCGTTTCGGATGAGGATTTTACCTTTTATGAGGAAATGCTTTATTCCGACGAAAAGGTGAAGCCCTTGCCCTGCACGGCGCGCTCCATCATTTACAACGTCCTGATGCTGGCAAGCCTGATCTGCCGGGCATACAAGGGCGTCATCCAGGGCGAGGCTGTTCCTCGCGAAATGATTTTCAACATGACAAGCATGGGGAAATTATCGTGGATGCACCGAGCCTAAAAGCTTTCGACGAAGAAAGGTTATTCGTAAGCACCAAGGCGCACCATGAAATCGTGAAGAAGATCAAAAACGCGGGGCGGGCTGGCCGCTATCGCCCCGCGTTTTATCTTCTCTTTTCCTGCCCGGCCCAGGGAATTGTCACGCATTTGTTTCCAATGCGCGACCAGCTTAAGGACGGGTGCGAAAACATGGGGAGCTTTTCAAGTCGCCAGATTGCGCGCGGCCTAATTCGTGGCATCAAGCAAGGGCTGGTTTTCGCTGGCGGGCTACGCATTATCAGGTATTCCGCAAAAGCCGACGATCATACCGGGTACGAGTGGGACAGATACGGTGACGGCGATGCCCTTTACCAGCTTGGCTTGATGGTCACGGCCCAAAAGGATGCGGAAAACATCACGGTAGCAAAGGCCGTGGAAGCGGACGGCTACAAATATCCCAAAAGCCTTTCATTCTGCGTGACCGACAAAAGAAAGGAGATCGCATGCTTAGAATTGCAAAAAGAGCTTCCGCTAATCATGGAAGAAACGCCAAAAGTGGAATCGGAGATTCCGTTTTAGCGCGCAAGCCTTTCTCCGAAAAGGGAATTTACATTTCGCCGAGCATTCACAAGAAAATTTTGACGATCCTGAAGCGCAAGCCCATGGGAAGTTTTCGGCGGAAATATTTCGATTATTACCCGAACGCGATCCTTTACGCGCTCCTTGGCAATCCTAAAAGCGGGATCATCGACGGCATGTTCCTTATGAAAGCAACGGGGGCTGGATGCACCTACATGCCGGGCGTTCGTCCGAAGGAAATGGTCGAAGCCTTCATGCGGGCTACAAAGAAAAACCGCGCGCTTTCGGCTTTCTTTCGCGTGATTCGATCCATTGAATCGCCTGCCCCTTCGGGGCGCGGCTGGGAGTCCGGGCGCGAAGGGAACGCGCTTTATCACATGAACGGAACGCCCATGATTAGCGGCAAGCTTGGCGGCCCGCGCGTGACGGTGGAGATGCGAATCCCGACGGAATCTTCGGTGCGCCGCCTAACGCTTTTTATAACCAAAAAAAGAAAGGATGCGTAGCGCATGGAAACCAATGCGACAACCAGCACGGCAAGCATCAACGCGACGCCCTGCCTTCATGACTTGGTTTTAGCGGGAAGATGCGAGGCTTGTGGGCGCGGCGTTTATTTGACGCACGAACATTACGAACGGCAATATCGGCACCGCTCGGTTATCGACGGCGGGCTAGTTTCAGTCATCGAAGGCGAAGTCCCTAGAATTCCGATCCAGCGCGAGGAAATTTGGGTGCGCCGCAAGACGCCTTTGCCGCCGCCGAAGCCCGCCGTTCCAAAGGCTGACGCTTTCCCCGATGGCGCTAATTGCGCTTTTTTGAAAATGCCGAAGTCCATGGCCGAGCGCAAGATCGCGCCAGTTCCGGGCATGCTCGTTTTATTTTTCCCGGAGCATCAATACTCTTTCTTAAACCGCCACGGATGCGGGATGATCTTCAACGCCTGGAAGCGCGGCGAAAGGATAAACGGGGAAGCCATGACGCAAGGGGGCGGCACCTATTCTTACCGCGACGATCAGGTGGTTTTAATCATGGACGGAAACGGGCGCGTTCGCGAAGATGCCAAATTCCTCAAGCCCGGATTTCTGGAAGCCGCGCGCCTTTTCTACCGCACCTGCAAGCGCGCCGCTTCGCTTAAAGAAATCAAGTTGGCGGCCCTGGTCGACAATTTCCTGGCGCGGGAATTGACCTTGCAAGAAATCGCGGGTAGCTCAAGCGAGCGCGCGCATTATGCTGGCATGTTCCTTCTCGGGCAGAACCAGCGGGGCCGCATTATTTCCACCATCAAGCTAAAAACGACGGGGGGATGCGATCAGATGCCGGGGATTCGCGCAAAAGACCTAACTTTGGCGACTGTGCATTTCGCCAAAATGGGGCTTCGCGTGGCGGGACTGGCCCGCGTCGGGATTCGCTTCGGCTCCGGCTATATTCAGCATGCCCACATGGAAACGGGGGGCGCTGGGGCCTTCATGCTTTCGTGGGGCGGAACCATGAGAAATAAAGTCGTGGAAGTTTTTAACCCAATGGTGGCGGCCCGCGAAAAGTGCGGGCTGACCCTTACAAGAAAGGAGCCTATCAGAATCAGAAAGATCGTAAGCCATGACGCCTCGCTTTTCATGCAAGACGAGAACGGCCTCATAAAAGAGGCGTCAAAATAAAAAACCAAGCAAGTCAAAAAAAGGAGAAGTTCAAATGGCGAAGAAAATTAAGGTGATGGTCGGACAGTTGACGGAACAGCTTTCGGTCAAGAGCATCGAAGAAGGCACCGAGCTGGGCGCGTTCCTCAAGGCCAACGGCTACGAGTACAACGCCCAGGTTCGCGTCAACGCCGAATCGGAAAAAGCGGGCTACAAGCTGCGCGCCGATGACATCATCACCATCATCGGTGAGGTCAACGGAGGCAAAATCTAAGAAAGCTTTTCCTTCTTGACGGGGATTCAAATCGGGGCGCTTGCCATGGCGGGAGCGCCCCGATTTTTTTTAAATATTTTTAGTGCGTCGGTTAAATGATTCGGTTAAACTGCGCGGAAAAAGGAGCATCCTATGGTCATCAATACAGAAGATTACCTGCAAGTCCGGGAGGCCGTCGATTTCCTGCGCGCAAGGGGTTTGAAGCGTTCCGAAATGTGGTTGAAACTTCAGATTATGTACGAGCGCGTGGAGTCATTGAAGGTTTTCTCAAGCCTTCTCCTTCCGAAAAAAGATTTGATTCGGCTTGCCCAAGACGAAAAGGAAAAGGAGAGGGCCAAGCCCCGCCGTTCTTCCGCTATCCGCGCCGCCGCCATCATGATTTTATTGATGGCTGGCGCGCGCCCGCTACTGGCCTTCGATGCCCACCAAATAGTCAGCGCGATATATTGGGTTGAGGGCGGGCCGAAAGCATCTTCGCCTTACGGCGTCCTTGCCGTTCCTTGCGCAACAAAAAAGGAATGCAAGCGCGTTTGCCTGAACACCGTAAAGAATACCCGCCAGCGCTGGCATGAAGCGGGAAGGCCCGGTGATTTTCTTGATTTCCTGGCCGACCGCTACTGCCCGCCGTCGGTCGACAAAAACGGAAACCTGCGCTGGAAGAAAAATATCCGCGCGATCATAAAAAAGGGGAAGCGATGAATAAGGGGAGCGCTTTGAGCTTGGACAGATTGCGGAATTGGGCCACGAATGAAAAATTGGCCGCGCTCGACGTTCCCCGTTTTCTTTTCGACAGCGAATTGCCCATGCAGGCGCGCGGCGCATCCGTGAAGCTTGCCGTGGAAAAATCAACCAAGGAGGCGGGTCATGGAAGTCAAGGAAACGGTATTGCCGGAGGAAGCGGTGGAAGTCCTGAAGGAAGCCCCGGAAGCCCTGACGATGGTAACGGTGGAGAATCGGGAGATTTCGCGGCGGATAGCTGGCCTCAAAGTCACCAATGAAGAAAGCTACAAGGTCGCGGTCGAGCTTGGCGTCAGGAACCGCGACGCATTGAAGCGCATTGAGCTTTTGCGCACGGCCATCGTGAAGCCGATGAACGATCACGTCAAAAACATCAACCGCATTTTCAAAGATCAGATTGCGGCCATCTTCACAAATAACGACGAAGCCCTTCGCAAGATGATCTCGTCCTATCTCGCCAAGCGCAAAAGCACCGACTCCGTTCAGAGCGTCAAAACGGAAAGCGGGCGCGCCGATGTTCGGGAAATCTGGCGCTATGAAATCACGGACGAAAGCCTGATTCCGCGCGAATATCTTACGCCCGACCTTTCCAAGATCGGCATGGACGTGCGCGGCGGCAAGCGCGAAATTCCAGGGGTCAAAATCTTTCCAGAAAAATCCACTTCATTCACGGCGCGATAGGAGGCCACATGAAAACGACGGAACTTGCAAAGCGCGTCGAATCGAACCAGTCCTTTGACCAAATGCTTCAGCGCGCGGAATTGCTTTTGAAAAGCGGCTTCCTTCCCACGTCGATCAAGACGAAGGAACAGGCCGCGACGATCATTCTTACGGGCCGAGAATTCGGAATCGGGGACATGGAAGCGCTCCGCTCCATCAACGTCATCCAGGGGAAGCCTTGCCTCGCCGCCCAGCTTATGCTCGGCCTTTGCTACCGCACGAAGCAAGTCGAAGATTTCCAGGTGGTCGAATCGACCGCCGAAGTCTGCGAGATCAGTATGAAGCGAAAGGGGCATTCCGATTACGTCACGCGCCGATTCACGCGCAAGGAAGCCGATGATGCCCGCTTTTCCCAAGCCTGGGACAAGGAAGCGCAAAAGTGGAAGACGAAGGACAACTGGATCAAACAGCCCGCGACGATGCTTCAATGGCGTTGCACGGCGGCGATATGTCGACTTCTTTTCCCGGATGCGGTTTCCGGGCTTTACATCGAAGAAGAACTGGCGGAAGACGTGGTGATCGAAGGCGAAGGCCAGAATGCGCGCGTCGTGGAAATTATCGAGCCGCCCGCGAAGGAAGAAGTCAAAGCGCCAGAATCACCAAAGACCGAGAACGTGGCCGTCAAGGTCGCCGACATCGGGGACGATGAATTGCCCCACTTTGAAATGCCTTTCGGCAAATTCAAAGGCTTCACTTTTTCAAAGATCGTCAACCAAATCGACGGGGAATCAGGAAAGAACAAGGGCATAGATTATCTTGAATGGTTCGTCGCCGAAAACATGCAGAAGCCCGAATGGGTCGCCGTTCAGGGACTTGCGCGGCGCTTTCTGAAACTAATCCAGGAGGCCCAATGATTCAAAAAGAAAATCCGCGAGAACAAGAGCCGATGCACTACCTTTTGACGGACTGGTTTCTCCGTCAAGGGATGCGGATAGTCACTTATGCGGAGATCGGCGACGAAATTCTGAAGATTCGAGAAATCTTTCGGCGGCCCAAGAAGAAAATTTTTCATGAGGAAGTTTTGCATTGGGCCTCGCAAGTGCGCCAGCGGTTGCAATCCAGTTACGAAGCGACGCTCTGGACTATCTCTGGCGTGGGTTATAAGGTCGCGAATGATCGGGAATATGTCTATTTCCTTTCCACCCGCATGAGCGACCTTTATTCCAGAGCGGCGCGCGTTCAGCCCATGCTTTCCGGGATGAACGAAAAGCGGCGGGCGTATCTTCCTGATGCCTACCGCAAATATTTCCCGAAGGTCGCGGACGGAACGAGGGCTTACGTCCGGGATGGGCGGGAATTCTTCAGGGGGTTCCTGGAATTTAAAAGGATCGAAACCAACAAAAAGGAGAAAAACGGGGATGCTACCAAACAATAATCGGAATCCGAAAATACCGTTCTACGAAAGGCAAGTGCCGCAAGCGCAAGAAGCGCCCGCACCCGCGCCTTTTCAGAACGCGCAAAAGACGGGAATATCGTTTGCCAAGGAATTGCCGTTAAAAGCCTGCCAAAAAAATTGGTTGGAAACGGCGCGCATGATCGCGCAAGGCATGGCATTGAATGTTCCCGCCCGTGATATGGCGGCAGAGCTTGGCCTCAACGCCAACTATGTCGGGACGTTCATAAGCGAAATCAAGCGCGCGGCGCATGCTGGGTTTGAAAACCTGGAAGATTATTTTGCCGCCGGGCGTCCTTGCGCTTATGGAAAGAAAGTCGATGCCGAGCAAAAGGAAGATTCTCAGCAATAACGAAACCCCCGGCCTTTGGCTTGGCTCAGGCCAAGGGCCGGGCTTTCACCTGATGGAAGAAGAAATCATGGCAAAGCGACGGACTGATACCGCGAAATGGGACAAAGAATGGTTCTTGGATTTGGAGCCGCGCTACAAGCTTTTCTGGCTTTATCTCCTGGACAAGTGCGACCATGCGGGCTTTTGGAGCGTCAACAGAAAGCAAGCGGCTTTCAACGTCGGCGAAGATGTCGACATTGAAGCCTTCGTCAAGCTTTCTGAAGGGCGCGTCCAGGTCATCGCCCCGAAGAAGTGGTGGATTCCCGAATTTATCGACTTTCAATATGGGGGGATGGCTTCGCTCAGCAAGGGAAATTCCGTTCATGAATCCGTTTTAAATCTTCTTCAGAAAGAGGGGGTCGTAAGTCCTGCCAAGGACTTGCCAAGGACTTGCCCAAGTCCTAACTCTCTCTCTATTACTAAAGACATAAGTAATAAAGATAACCATTGCATTCAAGAACCACCCGCGCGCGCGCGCGAAGTATTTATAAAGCCGACCGAAGCCGAGGTCTGCGCGGAATTCATCAAGCAAGGAATGGTGCCCGCCCAAGCGCACAAGGAAGCCAAGAAATTCGTAAACTTCCATGAAAGCAAGGGTTGGGTCATCGGTAAGACGAAAATGAAAAGTTGGCGGCATGCCTGCGCCACCTGGACGATGCGTATCATCGAAACGCCAGAAGCCCAGGCCAAGGCCGTAGAAGCGGAGCGCCAGCGCCGAAGGGCGGAGGAAGCGCGGGCGCAAGAAGAAGCGCGCAAGAATGCCGCGCCGCCGCCAAAGGAATTTACCGACATGGTTAAAACCCTGTCGGAAACCATGGGACAAAAAGTGAATCCAAAGCACGACAAGCCTGCGTCGCCTTAAGCGCTGGCCTGCCTTGGCCGTAACTTCTGCCCCTTGGACGATACACGGCCCGTCCGGTTAAAAATGGGGGCCGTAAATCGAATTTAAAAGCAAAAAGGGGTTCCAGATGGAAGACTCTCTGCCACAAGCGACGCAATATGATTCAAATCGGCTCCAAGAACAGCTTGCCAGGGAAATCGCGGCACATCCTGGGAGCGGCATGCCTGCGCCGCGCGGCCAGGGCCGGGAGGCTGTAGAAATCACGCGAGTCACCAACGGGTTCATCGTTCGCGTGGGATGCCAGACTTTTGTTTCCCAGGAATGGACTGAAGTTTCCCAGGGCCTTGCTCTTTTTTACATGGATCGGGAAGCGGCGATCCGCAAGTATTGGAATCCGCCGAAACCTGAAACCGCGTCCAATTCTGCGCCAT